CCATCAACACCAGAAGTACCATCAATACCAGAGACGCCTGAAGTACCAGAGACACCTGAAGTACCAGATATACCATCAACACCTGAAGTACCAGAGGCACCAGGAAGACCTAAAGACTTGATAAAACCAGAAGTACCATCAATACCAGATATACCATCAATACCAGATACTCCCAATAAGGAATTTAAGAATCTAGAACCACGATCTACATTCGAAATACCAACATCATTAATATCTTTACCACTCTCGGTTGTTACTTTACCACCAGAGAAGAATTGTTTTAGATCAATCTTTGGAACATCACCTACTCTTCTTGAGTAGATTCCATCTGGAGTAATATTCTCAATGGAGTATTTCTGTACTGGAGCAATTATATACTCCGATTCTCTTGGGTAGTTGCTGATGGGTGATACATCATACCCTTTATTTGACTCAGTTCTTAAGACAACATTTGTCTGATTTTGTTTTATGAACTGGTCTCCTGTTGGGCTTTTATACTCTCCTTTACTCCAGGAACCAAAACCCTTCTCTTCAAAGGTATCTCCGGGTTGTAATTGGGAGATTGTATCTGCATAATCTCCACTGATAACTCTATGAAGTTCAACAGTCTCGCTTTCACTACTGGTTAATTCTTTAAGAGCACCCTGTAAGTTTTCTGTGAAGAATTTTACATCTTCTTTGTCTTCGCCAGAATAGTCACCAGTTCTCAATAACTGATTTACTTTCTGGTAAATTTTTGTTTTATCTTCAGTATATGCAAATATTGATGCTAGTTTTTCTGGAGATAGTTGTTGAAATGGTTGATACTTGGACTTTGCTGCATCCTTCCAGGATTGAGGATATGTGGAAGGAACAAATGATCTTTCCTTAATATACTCATTTACAATGGTATTGTAGTTTTTTACTACCTCTACAAGACCACCACTACTGAAAGTCTTGTAAATGTTATTGTAAACATTACCAATTGGATTTTGCTTTTCTTCCTGCCTTTCTTCATCATAGATGAATGGTAGAGCAAGATCAGAAATATTTAATCTACCAATCGGTGTTATATTATCTACACTACCTACACTTTCCCCTTTATCTTTCTGATTTTCTAAAAATGATCTTTTTAGAGAAGAAAAGAGGCCAAAAAACTTATCTGGGTTGAATTTCTCTCCTCTGATAGTTTTTCTAATTTTTGGGGGACGACCTCTATACTTCTTTGCCATTAGAACGATTAGTGCCTAGCGTGTTCTTGCTTCATTTTTTCTTCTTCAATATGATTCTTGAGGAATGTAACGTAAATATCACGTTCCCATGGAATCAAGTTTTCAATCTCAGTCAAAGAATATTTATGGAACTGCATCAAAGAGAAATTTAACTCATAATAGTTCATAAGATCTATATGAATCATCCCTATGCGAAAAAACTTGCCAGTCCCTCCAATACAACCATACTGCTTTTTCCAGTCTTTGGATTCTTCACTTTGATTTCATGACTAAGTTTTGGCATAGTTTCAAAGAATGATTCAATGCCTTTGAACTGAGTTGAGTTCATTGACTCCAAAAAGTCAACAATCTCTTGCTTAGTGCAATCTTCTGCTGCCCAAACTTCTTCTGCTGTGTAAATTTTATCAATACAAGAAGCAATAAGTTCAAAAGATTGATTCATCTGACTTCCGCCTTTGAGATCAAAATTACTCTTTACAAATTGCTCCAAAGATGGATACTTCATTTCAATCATAATACTATCATCAACCTTGATCTTATTGCTATGCTTCGGATCTTTTTTAACTTGAATTTCTTCTAAGTCAATGCTGACTGGTACTTGAGTTTCGTTATCATCTGGACAAATAATATTAACCTCAACTTCTTCTCCAACTGACTTTCCTCTAATATTAAGGAAGAGATACTCAATATCAAAAGTTGGTAGATCTTCAACCTTAATTCCTTTTGTTTGAATGCAGTTTTTGATAACAGTTTTAACTGCTTTCGTAATTTCTTTAGTATCTTCACTTTCCATTGCAAGAACGAGTAACTTCTCCTCCCTCACAAGAAAAGGTCTAAAGTCAATTAATTGTTCAGTTGATGGCAAAGTCAACTCATAAGATGGGGTTACAATCTGGGGTAAAGGCATAATTTTTTATGATTAATAATTCATTCCGTAATATTTATAGATCATTGAAAGGCATTTAAATTAGGATCAAAGTTCGGATTACGCCCTCTTTGTTCTGCAGAAAAAACACCATTTAATACTCGCTCAACATCAGCAGCACCGAGATTAATATCACCAGTATTTGCAGAAACAGTTTGCAATATAGTACCATCGCTAAGTCTAATGTTACCTCCTCTGCGTCTTTCATCTCTTGGTGCATTATCTCTTGGTATTGTTGCGGTTGATCCTTTATAAGGAACAACACGAATCAGATATCTTGTAAAGGTAAAGTTGACCGTTACTTTTAAAAGTTGAGATGAATCGTAACTCACCGGAATCGAGTTTATTGATGTTGGATATGCATCAACAAATCTATACTCTGTATACACTCCTTTCTTTTCATAATCTTTTTCAAATTTGTTTATAATAATTGCTGGAGATACATATTCAGATCTAAATCTCATTCTATGAACGAAATCGGATCGTAGATTAGGTCCATAAGATGATATTACTGGGTTACGTACCAATGGTTCCCCAGAAATAAAACGAATCCAGTCCTCAAAAAAGAAAATATTTTTATGATCAACATTCACATAAAAACTAAAACTAGCAGTGTCATCAAATGATTTTCGATATGCAATTTTTTCAGTTACACCAATATAATCATCCTTTGCTTCATGCGTCAACAAAGAAGATCCTGGAAGTGCTGCTTCAAAACACGCCAAGTTAAGAACATCCTGCTCAAAATCATTCAAACTCGGTTTACTCTCAAAGATATCGGTTATATTTGCCAATATCGAAGGAGGGGGAGGATATATCTCGACAGAATACTGCGATGTTAGTGAAAGATTAAGTAATTTTGTTTTAACCTCGCTCATCATACGAGCAACTGGTTTAACCGGCATCTAAATACTACTGAACCACTTATTATATGTAGTCAATGAGTAGAGATGGTAAATTCAGGCAGGGTAGATTCAATCCACAAAATCCTGAAAAGTACCTAGGAGATGTTCGCAATATCATTTATAGGAGTTCATGGGAACTAAGATTTTTAAGATGGTGTGATCAGAATGCAAATATTATAGAATATGGTTCGGAAGAATTCTTCATCCCATACATATCTCCAGTAGACAATCGGATTCATCGGTATTATCCTGATTTTATAATTAAAGTACGACACAAAGATAAGTCCATAAAAAGATATGTGGTTGAAGTGAAACCAGACAAACAAACACGTCCCCCTAAACAAGGAAAACGTGTTACAAAATCTTTCATTTATGAAACAAAAACTTATGCTGTAAATCAAGCAAAATGGAAAGCAGCACAAGAATGGTGTAAGGACAGATTATTAGAATTCAAAATCATTACAGAAAAAGAACTAGGTATCAAGTAATGTCTGAGCGTTTCGATTTACTCTCTGAAAGAATTGATAGGTTATTAGATCCTGACGACATTATGTTAGAGATTATAGATGTTTACAACGATACTGAGTTAATACCCGAACCAGGTAAACACTATACATTTGTCTATAGTCCCAAAACACCTGGAATCATTTACGATGAATTTCCTCTCGTAGCAGTCTTTTCCGTTGAAAAATGGGGATTTAAGGGTCTCAATTTTCATTGGGGAGCAATGAGAAACTATACTTGGGCAGAGGTAGTAGGATATCTGCATATTATACCAAATGAAGATGCTGGTAGATTGAGAGCAGTTCCATACCGAAACTTCAAAACCTCCCTATAAATAAAAGAAAAATCTCACAATAGATGGAAAATTTCAGATATCCATTATCACCAGGTCAAGGTGATTTTATTATGTTTATAGCTAGAAAATATGAAGGTGGTGGGGTTGAATTTGGTGATAATGGTCTTACGACTAAGCGTCTTGGTGTTGAAGTTGCAAATATAGTTCTACCTATTCAATCATCAATTACCGACTCAAATGGTGTTGATTGGAAAGAAGATAGATTAGATCCTCTTAGAGCAGGAGCAGCAGATATTGCGGTAGGTACGGTTAAAGGTGAAGAAGGAAAACAGTTTGAAAAGAAAATAGGAAAAGTTTCGGAGTTTCTTAAGAATAATAAAGAAACTATAGGAAATGCAGTTGGAACAACACTTATTGGATCGGCATTAGGTGTGAATTTACTCCAAAGATTTAGTGGTAAAGTAATAAATCCAAATCTTGAGTTGCTATTTGGTGGTCCTACGTTGAGAAATTTTACTTTTACATTCTTTATGGTTGCAAGAGAACCAAGAGAAGCAGAACAAATAAAAGGGATTATAAAAGCATTCAAAAA